ATAGGTAAGACCGAGTTGTGCGCCTGTAAAGGTATTAGAAGCTAATTTAGCCATGCAAGGCTTACTCGAAGTAAAGAGTCACACTACCAGAGGAGGCCGTTGCACTTCCTCCAGAAGCAAACTGAATTGCTATTTGTAAATCTATATTATTAACACCAGCTAAAGGGAAAGCAGTATCTTGGGAACCTGAAGTGTTAACAATTCCGCTGTCAGCGGTACCGTCACCATCGACACCCATTAAGGTAAAGTTCTGCTCAGACATATTAGATCCTAATAGCCTGCATACTACTGCATATCCTTTAGGATTAAAACAAGCAAATGTATAATCCACTCTAGAAATTCTACTGGATCCCTGCGGAACTTGAATATTTCCGAGTGATGAACTTAGCATATTATCTGTTAAGGAAAAATAGGCTTTGTCCGTTGGCGTGCTATCAAAAGTTCGTGTTATTGTTGTTGCTGACATTTTAGAGTCTGAAGTATAGTTTACTTCCCCCGAGTTTTAGTTGTGGAAATTGCCTTCGAGCAACTGCGCCAAGTAGCGCAATGCCTCCAGCAGTTACTAATGTTTTACGTCCGTCATTGCTACCAATCATATTAATTGCGTTAGCTGATAAAGTACTGAATGCCTGTCCTAATTGGCCGTCTGTTATATCTTTAATGACTCCATCCATTTGAACAGACCTACCAGCAAAACCTGTTTCAGTCCCTCCAGCATTTAGGTATGAAGCTATAGCTAAACCCGATGCCATACCAGTAACACTTGGGTGTGGTAAACCTTTTTTCATTTTATTATTTCTCCTTATAGTTGGTCTGCGTGCTGTAGATCGCCTTTTCGAGCCTTTAGAGCGAGACTTGGCAGACAGATACCGAGCTTTAGAGATAAGTTTGTTATCTTTAAAGTACATCATACGGCCGTTTTTAGCTCTCTTCGCACGCAATACCATTAAGCTCTTTATTTGGTTTTAGTATTAATATCTAAGGGCTAAAGAGATCTAAGTAGCACTTTCGGCATAAATACTTTGGATTTACCTTATTCGGAGGGACTCTAATACGTTTAGAGCACTTCTTACAATCGAACATAGGCATTATTCAATACAATTCTCCATCATCATACCTCTTTTATCTATACAAGCCAAATGAGAACGTTTACATTTTATACAGTAGTCAGTAAAATTAAAATCATGTTTATACCTCATAGTCTGTCCTCTTTTTTAATACAGTCGTAACATCCGCGTTCAATGTCTTTTGATTGACAAAAACGGTTGTATGGTGGTTGATATTCACTATTACAGTTGTCGCAATCTTTAAGATATAACCAAAATACATAAGTTCCCTTTAGTTTTGGTTTCATTTCGCAATCTTCGCAACAAAACCCAACTATACTTTCACGTATATTATTCCCATAACATAAGTGACAAATTTCTTTATTATACATCTTTTTTACTATTTTGGTGAATAATTTAGATCTGTTCACGTTTTTACTTTTCAGAAAGTCCCTTAATTTAGTTGGTATAGTTACGTTAACTAAACATTTGCTTATTTCGTTTCCACTGCTGTCTTTTTCTGCAGGTCTGCCGACTTGTCCCATATTTCGTTAAAGACTTGGCTATATTAATTATATGTATGTATTATCCGTTTGCCTAAATCAATCGCCCCAAATTACTTGCGATAATTCTTATTATAAAAAGTAATATATAAACCACACGGTTTTTTTTCCCTGAAACGTACCCCTAATACCTATTATACATACATATAACTAAATAAATATATAATATATACAAATACATTGCTAATAACTGCGTTTAGTAAGGTGTTTCTGCGTTTCTGGTGCGTTAAAGTGCGTTATTTCTGCAATCCCATTGCAATGTTGAGCGTTTCCTTTGCGTTCTTTTGCGTTTTGGTTGCTTTCTCGATGATTGGTAACATTTTACTTGCAAAAGCCTGAACAAACCAGCTTTCATCCTTTAATGATTCTGCCATATTAGACAACATACTAAGTTTAGATCCCTCTTCAGTTTTCCCAATTTCTTTAACAGCATTGCCCATTGCTCCAGACCAAAACTTTTGAAGGCTCTCTCTAGCTCTTGGTAACATAAATTCGTCGAAATCTACTAAGGTCTGCTCTCTAATTCGTTTAACTATTACATCTAAAGCTAAAAGTAAAGTTTCGTCGCTCTCTGAGTCTCTCAGCCATACTTCTATGCGTTTCTGAGTCATACGTGGAATATGGTACGTATAAATTAATAAATATAAAAAAAAGGACAGAATCCAAATAATCGCAAATGTTGTATCTGTCATTTACCAGTTAACCAATTAAAAAAATCAGTTGCCTCTTCTGTCAGTGGTTTAAATAATTTTTCGACATCTTCTTTAGTTGGTGCATCGGGTAAGTCAATATCTAAAGCGCCCTTTTTCAAAAAATTATACGCTTTTATTGTATCTTCGCTTTTGTCAATCATTGCACCTAAAGTAACTCCAGCGGGCAAGTTTAGATCTAAAGTCGGCACAAATTCTGCCATCGCTATTGGAGTGTTTAATCTGTTAATAGTAGTGGAATACTTACTTAATAAGAACCAAACACCCGCGATAACAAGTGTATTATTGGCTAAAGCAGGGATTACACCTAAAAATATTCTATTAAGATCTATATTTTTCATTAAAGAATCGAAGTCTTTTGGTATTTTCACGGTTTATATACTCCAATATGGGTTTTTTTCACTTTTTAAAAATTCGTGCTTAATAACGTTTCCTGGCTGTTTTCCTGAAGGGTATATACTATGCTTTAGATTCATATTTTGTAACCTGTCAACATACAAGATATAGATCCATTATTAGCGGATTGTGTACCCTGTACTTTAACTGTTGAATTTGGGGGAATAACAAACTCCAGCATTTTAGGTTGCATTATACCACCTACAACACCAACATCACCAATAACAATCTTTTCAACAAACAAACCGATTCCGTCAACGTTTATACTATAGCTAAGTGTTTCACTGGCACCCATACCAGACCAGTCTAAACCTAACATTATTCTCGTTAAGAAGTAATCATTCGGGGTTGTATAGTCTAAAAGAGTGATGGCTGAAGATGTTAAGCTTTTAGATCCACTCCAGCCGTAAATATATCCTTCTTTAACTCTTAATATTGATTGACTTGGTGCTAAGCTCATTCATAAACTCTACCACTAAACCATGCAGTTCCATCAACATTTGTACCACCGGCTGAGAATATAAGTAAAAATGTTGTATTAGGGGGAATTAACATAGGATAAACGTGTCTAGTTTCTTGTGGGGTAGCATCATATTCACTATCTATTACTCTGACGCCATTAAGAAAACCTTTCAATTCAATATTATTAGATCCTCTTTCATTTTCTGTAAAACATAAATCACCAATAACATATTTATTGCCAGTTTTGAAAGACAATAAGGTGCCTTCGCCTCCTCCAGTAGCCACTACCTGCCCACTCCATGCATAACAGTGTTCTTTTCCTATATAGGTAAGACCGAGTTGTGCGCCTGTAAAGGTATTAGAAGCTAATTTAGCCATGCAAGGCTTACTCGAAGTAAAGAGTCACACTACCAGAGGAGGCCGTTGCACTTCCTCCAGAAGCAAACTGAATTGCTATTTGTAAATCTA